ATCTAAAGTCTTATAAAACTATGTTGCGCTATCCTGGCGGAAAGAGTAGGGCAATAACCAAAATAGATCCTTACTTCCCTGACCTAAGGGAGTATAAGGAATATAGAGAACCATTTCTTGGTGGTGGTAGCGTTGCTATTCACGTCACCAAGAAGTATCCACACTTGGATGTCTGGGTTAACGACTTGTATGAACCTCTATATAATTTCTGGAGAGTCTTGCAGAGTGATAGTTCCAGTCTTACTGAGTGTATTCGTAATTTTAAGTCACAGAATCCTGAACCTGTATCTGCTAAAGACTTATTCCTAGAATCAAAAGAAATTGTAAATGACCATACTAAATCAAATCTATCTCGCGCAGCTGCTTTTTATATTGTCAATAAGTGCAGTTTTAGTGGTCTCACAGAATCATCATCCTTCAGCAAACAAGCAAGTGTCTCCAACTTCTCAATGCGAGGCATCGAAAAACTTCCAGGATACTCTCAACTAATCAAAGATTGGAAAATTACCAATCTTAGTTATGAGCAACTTCTTACTGATGATAAGAATATTTTTACTTATCTAGATCCACCATATGAGATTGGTTCTAATCTATATGGTAAGAAAGGTAGTATGCATAGTGGATTTAATCATGATCACTTCGCTATTAAATGTGATAGATTTATTGGTCCTCAACTTATATCTTATAATTCGTCTCAATTGATTAAAGATAGATTTAAAGGATGGGAAGCAAGCGAGTTTGACCTTACATATACAATGAGATCTGTGGGTGAATATATGCGTGAGCAGAAAGAACGAAAAGAACTTTTAATTTTTAATTATGACAAATCCAAATCAACTCTATGATGATATGGCAAAACTTAATGCCCTCTACGAAGAGTTGCTTTGGGGTCATGATGATATCCTTGAATTTGTAGTAGACTATAAGAACAAGCAAATTATTATTAGGAACAAAACTCAGGACGGATGAAAAGACTAGGACGCATTTGGAAATATAGTTTGGGAAGTTTTTCTGACGACAAAACCCACAAGTACGATAACTACGTGGTTATAGTACGGACTGCTATATTCATTTCTTATCTCATTACTAATTGTTTTATTATTGCAGGAGTGATCCGACATTGGAACTAAAAGACTGGTTGAATTCCATTAACGTAAATAAAAAGAATCTTCTTAATGAAGACCCCACAGCAAAATATCCAGCATATATTGTGAATCGCTGTATGTCCGGTCAACTGGACACAGTTCTTTTCGCTAATCAAATGAACTTGAACTCACATTTAGATTCCAATCTTCAGTATTCGTTCATGCTAAATAGTGTGAGGAAACGGAAAAGATTCTCTCCGTGGATCCGAAAGGACGAAATCAGAGATTTAGATTATGTCAAGCGTTATTATGGATATAATAACGAAAAAGCAAAACAGGCTCTGATCATTCTTACCAAAGAACAATTGTTATTCATTAAATCTAAATTTGAGACTGGAGGAAAAAGATGATTCAAGAACCTGAAGTTCGCTGGTCAGCGGACCAAATGATCGAAGTTACCCTAAATGAACCCGATGACTTTCTTAAGGTTCGTGAAACTCTGACACGTATCGGGGTTGCATCCCGTAAAGAGAAAAAGATTTATCAGTCCTGCCACATTCTACACAAGCAGGGACGATACTATATTGTCCACTTTAAGGAACTGTTTGCCTTGGATGGTAAGCACGCTAACCTGACGGTGAATGATGTCCAGAGACGTAACAGAATTATTCAACTGCTCTGTGACTGGGGTCTGGTCAGTGTAATCGAACCAGAGAAGGTTACAGACATTGCACCCTTGAATCAGATCAAGGTGTTGGCATACAAAGAGAAGCACGAATGGGTGCTTGAGACCAAGTATAATATCGGCAAGAAGAAAAAAGTAGAAACAACCGAATAAAAATGTAGGGGATTCCATATCCCCTTTTTTATGTTTCGTGCCTAAATATAGATGTCAGGGGAAAGGGATTTTATGTCCCCCTTTGACGCAAACGATTGCCTTCGGGGATCACACAATCTAATCTCGCTTTAAAAGGAGAAGTACAATGGTCAACATTCAGAAGTTTCATTCTGCCGATTTAAATTCTTTGGTAGACCGTATAAATAAGTATAGCATCGGTATGGATGATATATTTGATAGACTCTCTCACGTCAATGAAACGCAAGGGAATTATCCTCCATACAATCTAGTCCAAGTCAGTAGCACGGAATCAAGACTTGAATTAGCACTTGCTGGATTCAAACAAAAAGAATTAAATGTCTACACACAAGACGGAAAACTATTTGTCGAAGGGACAAAAGAAGAACCAAAAGAAGAACCAAAATATTACCACCGAGGAATGGCTCAAAGACCTTTCACCAGATCTTGGACACTCGGTGATGAGACGGAAGTTAGATCAGTTAGATTTGAGAATGGGTTATTAGTCGTTGAATTAAATAAAGTAATCCCAGAACACCATCAAAGAAAGGATTGGTTTTGATATACTAACTGACTTTTGCTATGGTTGATACAGAAGTGTATCATTATGATACACTATAATCTATATAATTATGTAACCAATCGTGAGGAATCAATGAACTTCACCACCACTGCTTTAGCAGCTGGCACTCTAATGACTATTTTTATTGGAGTTCCTATTACTACATTTGTTTCTTAGCACATGGAAATCTTAGCAACCCTTGCCATTTTTGGAGCAGTGGTGACTGGAGCATTTGCACTTACCCCTAAAAAATGAATACTAAATAAAATTGAATATCGTCGTCGCAGAGGACAACTGGCAAAATCCAGTAAGTCCTCTATTTTTTTGGAGATTATTATGAGTTTACAAGTCAACGATTCATTAGTTCAGGGATTTATTCAAAAAGAATTAGAGAGACAACAGAATCATCTAGAGATGATTGCTAGTGAGAACTTTACGTCTCTTGATGTGATGGAAGCTCAGGGTTCAATTCTTACTAATAAGTATGCAGAAGGATTGCCTGGTAAAAGATACTATGGTGGATGCGAATGGGTTGACCAGATTGAAGATCTAGCAAGGGAAAGAGTAAAAAAACTATTCAATGCAAAGTGGGCAAATGTTCAACCTCATAGTGGAGCACAAGCAAATGCTGCTGTATTCCTTGCTCTTTTGAAACCAGGAGATACTGTTCTATCTCTTGATCTATCCCACGGAGGTCATCTATCCCATGGATCAAAAGTTAATATGTCTGGTAAGTGGTTCAATGTTTGCCACTATGAAGTTGATGAGACTGGTAGACTGGACTATGATAGAATATTAGAACTTGCAAGAGAATGTAAACCACAACTTATCATCTGTGGATTCTCTGCATACACTAGAACGATTGATTTTAGTAAGTTTAGAGATATTGCTGATGAAGTTGGATCATACCTATTAGCGGACATTGCACACATTGCAGGATTGGTTGCATCAGGTGTTCATCCATCACCAATTCCATATGCAGATGTAGTTACCACAACAACTCATAAGACTCTGAGAGGTCCGAGAGGTGGGTTGATTATGTCTAATGACGTGGAGATGGGTAAGAGGTTGGACAAGGCAGTATTTCCAGGAACTCAGGGTGGTCCATTGGAACATGTGATTGCTGCTAAAGCAGTTGCATTTGGTGAGGCACTTAAACCAGAATTCAGAGAATATTGTCTTCAAGTTGTTGCTAATGCAAAATCTCTTGGTCGTAGATTAATTGAAAGTGGTATCAATATTGTGTCTGGTGGAACAGATAATCATATTGTTTTACTTGATTTGAGAAGTCTAGGAATCACAGGTAAGTTTGCTGATCAACTTGTGAGTGAAATTAATATCACTGCGAACAAAAATACAGTTCCTTTTGATCCTGAGTCTCCCTTTGTTACTAGTGGATTACGTTTAGGCACTGCTGCTCTCACTACCAGAGGGTTTGATGAAAACGACTTTGTTGAAGTTGCTGATATTATCGCAAGTCGTTTAAACAATTATGAGGAAGATGGTAATAAAGAAGAGTGTTTGGTGAGAGTATCTAAACTTTGTGCAGGTAATCCTCTCTACTAAATATAGTATATCGTCGTCGCAGACGGAGGGGGAACTGGCAAAATCCAGTTGCAACCCCTCTTTTTTTATGCTATACTACCAGAAGGAAAATACTGATTTATGAGCGTACAACTAGCACTACTAAAGTCTGGCGAGGAGGTCATCGCAGACATCAAAGAGTTTCGTGACTCTGAAGATAATCTTGTATCCTATTTTTTTAGTGAACCTCACTGTATCAAAATTAAAACTCAAGAGGTTTTAATTGAAGCAGAAGATGCTCCCCCAAAACATGAATTGATTTTTTATAAGTGGATGGGATTATCTAAGGACACTGATATTATTGTAAATAAGGATTGGGTGGTCTGTATTACGGATCCACTCGATTCAATTGTAGAATCTTATGCAAGGAGAAATGATGGAAGAGACCAATCTAGCAACGGACGAGATGATGTTGCCACCGGACTCGATGATGCCGGAACCGGAACCACCGACAGTACAGGTACTTTGCTTAACGAACAATCTGATTCTACTGAGCAAGATTGAGGAAGTTCTTGCAGATATTGGACAACCCGATTGCAAACTTACAAGACCTTACTTGATTGAAAATGGAGAACTCAAACCTTGGTTAACTGATGTATCAGATGACGAAGTTATTATGATGAGTTCTGATAAAATATTGACAATGGTTGAACCCAACCAAAAACTACTTGATGATTACGAAGAGTTAACTAAGTAATGCGATTTTACACGAATATCTATCAGCGATTCAATGAAATGCTGGTACGTGGATATGAAGACGGTAAGCACTTCTCTTATAGGGAAGATTTTTACCCAACCTTTTATGTCCCTTCTAAGAAGGAATCAAAGTGGAAAACGCTTGATGGCGAAAGTGTAGAACCAATTAAACCTGGTAAAGTTTCAGAATGTAGAGAGTTTATAGAGAAGTATAAAGATGTTCGGGGATTTGCCGTCTACGGTAATGATCGGTACGTTTCCCAGTATATTTCAGAAAAGTATCCTGAAGATGAAGTCAAGTTTGATATCTCAAAGATTGGACTTTATACAATTGATATTGAGGTTGCTGCCGAAGAAGGTTTCCCTGACATATTCAATGTTGCAGAAGAACTTCTTGCTATCACAATGCAGGATGCTGCGACTAAGCACATCACATGCTTTGCTTCACGTCCATTCAATAACACACGTAAGGATGTTACCTTTGTGCTGTGTAACGATGAGTTTGACCTAATCAATCGTTTCCTAGATTGGTGGCAGACAACTGCTCCTGACGTGATTACAGGGTGGAACTGTGAACTGTATGATATCCCATATATCGTGAGGCGTATTGAGCGTCTGATGGGCGAGAAGACAGTCAAGAAACTTTCTCCTTGGAACAATGTCCGTCAACGTGAAATCCAGATGCACGGTCGCCCACAGATTACCTGTGAGTTAGCAGGTATTAGTGTTATTGATTACCTTGACTTGTATAAGAAGTTTACCTATACTAATCAAGAGTCATATCGTTTGGACCACATTGCATTTGTGGAACTAGGACAACGCAAGTTGGACCACTCGGAGTTTGATACTTTCCGAGACTTCTATACAGGTAACTGGCAGAAGTTCATTGAATACAACATCATTGACGTGGAACTTGTTGACCGTCTGGAAGACAAGATGAAACTGATTGAGTTGGCATTGACCATGGCATACGACGCTAAAGTGAATTATAACGATGTGTTTTTCCAGGTACGTACTTGGGATGCAATTATCTATAACTACTTAAAGAAGAAGAACATAGTTATCCCTCCAAAAGAGAGATCTGAAAAAGATTCACAATATGCAGGTGCATATGTCAAGGAACCGATTCCAGGAAAGTATGATTGGGTTGTCAGTTTTGACCTTAACTCTCTCTACCCTCATCTTATCATGCAGTACAATATTTCACCAGAAACCCTCCAGGATACCCGGCACCCATCAACTACAGTTAATAAAATACTTAATCAAGAACTGACGTTTGATGAGTATAAGGACTATGCGGTATGCGCCAATGGTGCAATGTATCGAAAGGACATCAAGGGATTCCTACCTCAGTTGATGGAGAAGATGTATGGTGACCGAGTTATCTTTAAGAAACGAATGCTCAAAGCAAAGCAGGAGTATGAGAAGACGCCTACTAAAGCACTTGAAAAGGAAATCGCCAGATGTAACAACATTCAAATGGCGAAAAAGATTTCTCTTAACTCTGCTTATGGTGCTATTGGCAATCAATACTTCAGGTATTTCAAACTAGCAAACGCAGAAGCAATCACTCTGTCCGGTCAGGTATCTATCCGCTGGATTGAGAATAAGATGAACGCTAAACTAAACAAAATTCTTAAGACGGAGAATACTGATTATGTTATTGCTTCAGATACTGATTCCATTTATCTTAATCTGGGTCCTTTTGTTGACTGGGTATTCAAAGACCGAGAGAAAACTCCTGAGGTCATTGTCGATTTCCTTAATAAGGTCTGTGAGGTGGAATTTGAACCTTATATTGAGAGTTCTTACCAAGCGTTGGCGGACTATGTAAACGCTTATGACCAGAAGATGCAGATGAAGCGAGAGAACATTGCTGATCGTGGTATCTGGACTGCTAAAAAGCGATATATCCTTAATGTATGGGATAGCGAGGGTGTGCGATATGCAGAACCCAAACTAAAGATTATGGGTATTGAGGCAGTTAAGTCATCCACACCTGCACCCTGTCGTCAGATGATTAAGGATGGTCTGAAATTGGTGATGAGTTCAACAGAGGATGAGGTGATTGACTTCATTGAGAACTCTCGTAAGGAGTTTCATAATCTACCACCTGAGGAAGTTGCATTCCCACGTTCAGTTTCCAATGTAGTTAAGTATAAAGGTGTAAATACAATTTACACAAAGGGAACACCAATGCATGTTCGTGGTGCTTTACTTCATAATTTTTACATAAAGGAACGTGGTTTGGAAAAGAAGTATGCCCCTATTCAAAATGGGGATAAGATTAAGTTTTGCTATCTCAAGAATCCAAACCCGACTAGAGAGAATGTAATATCTTTCATTCAAGACTTTCCTAAGGAACTGGACTTGGAAAAATTTATCGATTATGAAATGCAGTTCAATAAGGCATTCCTTGATCCAATTCGTGTGATTCTGGACGCTATCGGGTGGTCTGTTGAAAAGAAGGTGACTTTAGAGAGTTTCTTTTCATGAGTAAATACATTGTTCGCTGGTCCGAACCAGGAGAACTTTCTCCTCAACTACACAGCAGATACTTTGATGCTGAGACTAATGCAAGATGGTTTGCAAATGAGATGAAAAAGAGTTATAATTGGGTTATCTGCACAGAATCAAAAAACGTAATGGAGTAGAATGGAACTGCCTATCAACGACAAAGAATTGAATACTATTGTTAGTGCTATGCGTCTCGGTGGAGATGCTGCTCTCTATCAAAAATTGAGGAGATTTCAAGAAATCCGTGATGATGATGGATGTACTGTAAATGAACAATTTGGGATTAATACTTAATGGATTTTTTAAAAGATATTGTAAAAGAGATTGGAGATGACTTCACCAAACTTGCAGCAGACATTGACGAAAGTGAAACATACGTTGACACTGGTTCGTTCATCTTTAATGCTCTTGTATCTGGGTCTATCCGTGGGGGTGTATCTGGTAACAAAATCACTGCAATTGCTGGTGAAAGTTCTACAGGAAAAACTTTCTTCTCTCTCGCCGTGGTTAAAAATTTTCTGGATTCTAATCCTGATGGATACTGCTTGTATTTTGATACTGAGGCAGCTGTCAATAAGTCGCTCCTAGAGAGTCGTGGAATTGATTTGACACGTCTAGTCGTAGTCAACGTAGTGACTGTTGAAGAGTTTCGTAGCAAGGCACTCAAGGCAGTAGATATGTATCTCAAAACACCTGAGGATGACCGCAAACCATGTGTGTTTGTGTTAGACTCTTTAGGAATGCTTTCAACTGAGAAAGAAATTACTGATGCTCTCAATGAAAAACAGGTTCGTGATATGACAAAATCACAACTGATTAAGGGTGCCTTCAGAATGTTGACACTTAAGTTGGGGCAGGCTAATATACCAATGATCGTTACCAATCACACTTATGATGTCATCGGCTCTTATGTCCCTACAAAGGAAATGGGTGGAGGCAGCGGGCTCAAGTATGCTGCTTCTACAATCATCCATCTCAGCAAGAAGAAAGAAAAGGATGGTACAGAAGTCATTGGAAACCTTATCAAGGCAAAGACTGCTAAGTCACGTTTAAGTAAAGAAAATAAAGATGTTACTGTTCGTCTTTATTATGATGAGCGTGGTCTTGATAAGTATTATGGTCTACTTGAGTTGGGTGAACTTGGTGGAATGTGGAAGAATGTTGCTGGACGGTATGAGATGACTGTTAATGGTGAGACTAAAAAAGTCTATGCTAAAGCAATCTTAAAAGATCCCGAAACCTATTTTACTCCAGAGGTAATGGAAAAACTTGATGTGATTGCAAAAAACGAATTTAGTTACGGTTCTCCTGAATAATTTTAATGGACAAGATTGAAACTACAATCATACAAAACCTGGTTTTCAATGAGGACTTCTCTCGCAAGGTCCTCCCATTTGTGCGAGAAGAATACTTTGAGAACCATCACGAGAGGATTATCTTTACAGAGATATCAAAGTTCATTGTAAAATATAATACTCTCCCAACAACTGCTGCACTTCAGATTGAGGTCGAGAATAGAACTGACCTAAATGATGAAGTATATAAGCAGACTGTTGAATCTCTTTCTAAACTTGAGCATTCCCCAAATGACAAGCAGTGGTTGATTGATACTGCCGAGAAGTGGTGTCGTGATCGTGCAATCTATCTTGCACTAGTAGAGTCAATTAGTATTGCAGACGGAGGTGAAGAACAGAAGAAAGGTAGAGATGCTATCCCATCAATTCTTTCCGATGCTCTCGCAGTTTCATTTGATAATCATATTGGACACGATTATCTAAATGATTATGAAGAACGATACGACTTCTACCATCAGACTGAGGAAAAGATTCCATTCGACTTGGACTTCTTCAACAAGATCACAAAGGGCGGTCTTTGTAATAAGTCTCTCAACATTGCTCTTGCGGGCACTGGTGTGGGTAAGTCTTTGTTTATGTGCCATGTTGCCTCTGCTTGCTTATTGCAGAATAAGAATGTTCTGTATATTACGATGGAGATGGCTGAAGAAAAGATTGCAGAAAGGATAGACGCCAACCTTCTGAATGTAAATATTCAAGAGATTGCAGATCTCCCACGTCAGATGTTCCAGACAAAAGTTTCTAACATTTGTCAAAAAACACAGGGTTCACTTATAATTAAAGAATACCCTACAGCGAGTGCTCATAGTGGACACTTTAAAGCACTTCTTAATGAACTTGCACTTAAGAAATCATTTAGACCTGATATTATTTTCATTGATTACCTTAATATATGTGCTTCCTCGCGATATCGCGCTGGCAGCAATGTCAATTCATATACAACTATTAAGTCTATTGCAGAAGAGCTTAGAGGACTGGCTTGTGAAGCAAACGTCCCTATCGTTTCTGCCACGCAGACCACTCGTTCTGGTTATGGTAGCTCTGATGTTGAGCTTACTGATACTAGTGAGTCCTTTGGTCTCCCTGCTACTGCTGATCTTATGTTTGCCCTTATTAGCACAGATGAGCTTGAAGAACTCGGACAAATTATGGTGAAGCAGTTAAAGAATCGTTATAACGATATCAATATGAACAAGAGGTTTGTGGTTGGTATTGACCGTGCAAAGATGAGATTGTTTGATTGTGAGCAGTCTGCACAGAACGATATCCTTGACAGCGGACAGGAAGAGGAGTATAATAATGAGGATAAATCTAAGAAATTCGCATCGCTTAAATTCTAATATGACTGTAAATACACAACGATACCTTGAATTTGTAAATGGCGTTACTTCAGAACAAAGTAAAGATGCTGATGCCTTTGAGTATCGTATTCAAGAACTTCGTGGAAAAGGATTTGAGACACACCGACTTCTTACTGCTGCTGTAGGAATGTCTGCTGAGGCAGGTGAGTTTACTGAAGTTGTAAAGAAGATTATTTTCCAGGGCAAACCAGTAAACGAAGAGAACCTGTTTCATCTCAAACGTGAACTTGGAGACATTATGTGGTATGTTGCACAAGCATGTATGGGACTTAATGTTTCTCTTGATGAAGTCATTGAGATGAATGTTGATAAACTCAAAGCACGATATCCCGGTGGAGAGTTTGATGTCCATCACTCTGAAAACCGAGTTGATGGGGATGTTTGATGGGTAAAAAGAAAAAATCAAAGGACGAATGGTCCTATGATAAAACCCCAGAAACTGAAGAAGCAATTAAACGCCTACATGAAACAATTCGTATGCGTAAATTAAAAGAACAAGATGACAAACTAAACTACGAAACAGGTGGAAAATGACTGATAAGATTATCACTATTGAATTGGATATTCGTGTTGCCGCAGCAGTACGTGAGACACTTTTTCGCACTACAAAACAAGATAGTTACGAATTTCCATCAGAACGTACAGTAGATATTCGTAACGCAATTGTTGCTCTGGACGAACAGATTCAATCAGCATTGGATGTTTAAAAACAACTCTAGTGAATATACTCACGGTGGTCTTAAACGAGATCCCGTTAATATTCTCAGACTCATCAGTGACTTAGAAGGTTCTTATCAGTTGCTCAAATATATGGCATATGATGAGGACATGGAAGTTCTAGAAGAAATGAAGACCCGATATTACAAAGCGTACTTTAAAATACTAAAACAACAAAAAAATGAAAATTCTAACACTTGAAGATTATCAAAAAGCAGGCGAAACATTTTGGCCTAAGTATTGGTATGTTGCTAAGGAACTTGGAGAGGATGCAAAATCAGAGGACATCCTTAAAGTTATGGAAGCAGTTGGTGGTATTGCAATAAAGTTTGCATTAGATGAGAAAGAAGGACCTTTTGGTTTTAACAAAAAGAAAGAGGAAAGTAATGACTCATGAAGAAATGCTTGAAGAAGCAAAAATGCGTGAGAAGCAGAATAAAGTAATTGTTCCTGAGGGTGCAGAATTGTTCGATGATTGTTTTTACGTTTGGGAAACAAGATTCGGACTTTTTTCATCAATGACTACCGAAGGTCGTAACATGTTGACCGGTGGAGTGAGAGATAATGTCGTCATAATGACTCGATGGCATCTTAAATGTGAGCAGGAAGGTTGGCCCGAAGGTAGCGTCAAGGTAATTCATAGTGCTTCTATGGGAGTAAAGTTATAAATACTTTTACGGAAAGTAATTTAGACATCAAGATGAATCGCCACGACTTGCAAAAACTTGCTGAAGCATACT